ATCGGTTTTGAGTGTACCACTTTCCAATCAAAAGGCAATAATCCCATGTCCAGCATCCAGATTACTATCGACAGCGCACAGGTTGACGCGCTGTTAAATAATCTAATCAATCGACTAGACCATCTGCAACCTGCATTAAACGGTATCGGTCATACGCTGAATCAGCATATCAGATCAACGTTTCGTGACTTAAAAACGCCTGAGGGTGCGCCGTGGAAAACCTTGTCACCTGTGACTGTCTCACGGCGTACAGGTCATAGCAGTGTGCCGTTAAACGATACAGGCGTGCTGCGTAACTCGATTGCTTATCAAATGACGGGTACGGCTGTGGAGATTGGCACGAATGCCCCTCAAGCTGCCATGATGAACTTCGGCGGCACAAAAGCACAGTTCAGGCATTTGTGGGGCGATATTCCTGCGCGGCAATTTATGCCTACTGCGCAGTTGCCGATTGCTTGGGAGGAGGATGTGATTGATGTACTGAAGGATCATCTTGGGATTGTGCGCTAGTCTATGGCGTGCAGTACCGTAGACTACGCTGTGCAGTAATACCTGTTTTAATCCGCAAAACAATAAAAGCTATTACATTGTATGTCTTTTCAGTTTTACCCCAGTTAAATCGCCTGTAAAGTGGCTATTCAAGGGCTTTTTCTTGTTGCCGTTCACGGTGGAAGCAAAGCTTATGAGTTTTGACTCCACCGTGACAGTTCACCTCATTCCATTAGCAAACACCGTAGGACGCTGCACCTGCGTTTATTGCCGCTGTTTTCGCGTTATCGTTTAGCCATCTTTTTCACTCACTGGAACTGTCATGGCAGAAACACCCCAAAAAACTACTAAAGCAATATTAACGCTGGACGATGCCGCGCGTTTGGCAGGTCAAGACATTAAAGACTGTCTCAGCTTTAAAGACTATGGCGACACCGTTGTCGTGGTCACTACAAGCGGTGAAAAACTCACGGTGGAAAAAAATGCTAAAGGTTAATCATTTTATCGAGGCGGTCGCCGATGATGAAGGCAAGACAGGGCTTAAATACACTATCCGTGTCATTCGTGCTGGGCAGTCTGGTAATAACAATTTTTATCCTGATCGTGTGCTGCGTGAATCTGTCGCTTTATTTGATAAGGCGCGGGTGTTTTCCAAGTCCGATGCCGAGCATATCAAAGGGCAAGGCAAGTCGTTTGCGCAGTTAATCGGGCAGTTATCAGCCCCGCGTTTTATCGAAGGTCAAGGGCAGGACAGCGGCGAGATTCAAGCCACGCTCACTTTATTTGCGTCTGCGGGTGAGGTGGTTGCCAAACTGAAAGAAGCCTACGACAACGACATGACTGACCTGTTCGGCTTTTCCATTGATGCCGATGGTCTGACGCAAAAGCGCGGACACCTGCGCGAAGCCACTAAATTCGTCAAAGTGCATTCGGTGGATTTAATTATCGAGCCGGGTGCAGGCGGTCAATTGATTAATCTGATTGAAGCCATAGACCCCAATCAATCTACTACCCCAGAAGGCAAAACTATGAATTTACTGGACATCATGCTGGCGGCGATTAAAGCCGCTAATAACGATGCTTTACCGCAAGGCTTGGATACGACTGACAATGAAGCTGTATTAGCGGCGTATAACGCGACACTGGAAAAAAGCGAAGCCGAACCCGTAAATTACACCGAAGCCTTGGTAGCGGCTAAACTGCCCATGCCTATTGTCGTCAAGCTGTTAAAGCAATTTAAAGCCACGCCTGACCTGACTGTTGCCGCACTGCGTGAAGCCCTTGCCGATGAGCGCGAGGCATTAACCAAGCTGACCGAATCGGGTCATGTTAAAAATTTGGGCGATACCCGTGTCGAAATGGGCAAAGACCGTTCTGAAAAAGTCACTGCGATGTTTGATGATTTTTTTGATCCGTCCAAACGCGCTAAATCGTTCCGTGAATGTTATGTGGAAATGACGGGTGACAGCGGTGTCACAGGCTTGATGCAGAACTGCGATATGAAGCGTTTGCGTGAATCGCTGGGCAGTGAAGAGTCTTTTCGTGAAGCCATTTCAGCGTCTACGTTTGCCAACGTGCTGGGTAGTTCGATTACCCGCGCGATGGTGCGTGATTACAACGCAATGGAAAATTACAACGATTATCAGGATTTAGTCGATGTCGTTCCCGTGAATAACTTCCGTACTCAAGAACGTACAAGAATGGGCGGCTATGGCAATTTACCCGCCGTGGCTGAAAACGGGCCGTATAACGCACTGACTTCACCCAGTGATGAAAAATCCACCTACGCAGTCACTAAACGCGGCGGTAAAGAAATCATTTCGATTGAAACCATTGCCAATGATGATGTGGGTGCGATTCGTAAAGTACCGCAACGTCTGGCGGTCGCGGCAAAACGCACCCTGTATGAATTCGCGCTGGATTTTCTGGCGACCAACCCCACCGTTTATGATTCATCGGCGTTATTTCATGCGGTCAATCATGCCAACTTAGGCAGTGCGGCGTTATCGGCGGCGGCATTTTCAGCGGCGCGTCTGGCAGTCAAAAAACAGGCGGAAGCGAACAGCCTTAAAAAACTGGGTCTGGTATTGCGGCACTTGTATGTACCTGCTGAGCTGGAAGAAGCGGCGTTCGATTTGTTTGTCCGCACTACCAACAACGATGAATCCTTTGTGCAGTCACGCAAGCCTAAAGTCCATGTGGTGGATTACTGGTCGGATACCAATAACTGGTTTGCCACGGCTGACAAAATGGAAGTGCCGCTCATTGAGCTGGGTTTTTATAACGGCACGGAAGAGCCTGAGTTGTTTGTGCAGGATTTACCTACGCAGGGTTCGTTATTTGCCAATGACCAAATAACTTACAAAATCCGTCATATTTACGGCGGCGCAGTGATTGATTATCGCGGGTTGTATGGCGCGATTATCGCTTAATTTGTAGCCTCATATATGACTGCCAGTCCTTAAAGGACTGGCAGTCATTAAGTTTCCCTCCTTACGAGGATAGCTATGTTAAGCGATTATCAAGCCTTACTAACCAGTCTGGTGCGTGATGACAATAACGTCATCACGCCAACGGACATTGACCGAGCCATTCAGTTGGCAGTGGTGCGTTATTCAACCGATTTTCCGTTAAACACACTGGTGGATTTAACGCCCAACGGTACGCAAAAACTCCCGTTACCCGTTGATTGGAGAGCGGGATTCAGTCGCTTGGTCGATATTGAGTATCCGCTGAATGCGTTCCCGCCCTGTCTGTTGACTGCTGACGAGTTTTGTTTGTATCAACAGGTGGTAGCGGGTACGCCGCCGACGTTTGAATTTACCGTGTTGTTTGATTTTGTACCCGATGAAACGGTGCGGGTAACGTATACCGTGCCGCACAGTGTAACAACGGTGGTTGATACCGTTAATCCAATGCACTGTGAAGCGGTGACGTGCTGGGCGGCGGCGTTGTGTTGTGATCAGCTGGCTTCGTATTATGCCAGTGCCAGTGACAGTACGATTCAGGCAGATCATGTACAGCGCGGCAGTCAATCGGCGGATTATGCGCGGCTGGCGAAAAACTACCGCGCCCGTTATTTCAGCGACTTAGCCGTGAATGAGCAGAAAACCGTGTCTGCATCGGCGGTGGTGGATTTGGATTTGCAGGACAGTCGCGGTCGCGACCGTTTTACGCATTCCAATCGATTTAGATGAAGCATTAGCTGTCCAGACGACTGGACAGCTAATTTTGTTAAGGAGTCAAAGATCATGATTTTTGATTTCGTATAGGGGGAATTATGCAGCAACAACTACGCGAGTGGATTACTGCCAGACTGAATACAGTACCTAATATCGGCACCGTTCATGGCTATCAACGCTATGCCGACCGTGAAAAAGAACTCGCGGAGCTATATAAGCACAACGGCAAGTTACACGGCTGGTTTGTGCGTCGGACAGCGGTGGTTGAAAGGCAGTTGGGCGTGGGTATCAATACCGAACAGTCAACATGGCTGATTTGCGGGTATCTGGCAATCAATGACGCAGCCGCTTCTGAAATTGAGTTTGATGGTTTGCTGGATGCGATTCGGGAGGTGTTCAGAACCGATGGGTTTGATGTGTGGCGTGAATTGCCGAACGGCGACCAGATTAATTTAATGTACACAGAGCAACCGATGAAAGAACAAATGGGCTTTGCGGTGCTGGACAGTCAGCCTGTGCTGTTTGCAGGTGTGCTGTGCCACGGTGCGCAGTGTCAGATTATTACCAATCGACTTATTAACGTGTAAACAAGAGGTCAGTTATGAAATTACAAGCCCCCAGTGGCTTTACGGGTGACGTGCATTTGCATGGTCGCTCATTCGTAGTCGATAAAAAAGGTCAGGTCGAGATTCCTGATAATTTACTGGGTCAGTCATTGTGGCAGCAGGGTTTTACTGTTGTCGTTGAGTCAGACCCAAAAGCAG